TAACTCAGATTATGTTGCTGAAAAAGTTTGGGATTTAAATGTTGGAAAATCTTTTACTTCTGATGGATATACTTATTCAATTCAATCAAAAGCAAGAGTTGGAAATCAATTAGTAATATAACAAAGGAGAAAAAATGGTAGTTGAATATTTTGTTTGGGGTTTAGTTAATGGTGAACATAAAAGTTTTTATGTTTCAAAAGATAATTTAGAAAAATTTATGGACAGTCAAAAATTATCTGGATTAACTAGATCTAAAATTCATAACCTTAAACATTGTCAAGGTTTAGAATTGACTAAAGGTTTTACTATTGAAAGAAGATATACTTTCGGTAATGGTCAAACTTCTAAAAAGTTTAAAGTTAATATCAAAGCATCATGAAAAAAATATTAGATGCTTTGGAATATGTTTCTATGGCTTTAATCCTTGCTTATTTTTTTTTAGGTGGGTTTAAATGGACTATAGATTATTTAATGATGTAAGACGAAAGGGGAATCATTTCTCCCCTCTATCTACTATGGCTAGTAGGTACTGATGATGTCAGCCACATCAATATAACTAAAAGGAACGAAAATGAAAAAAGGACAAGAAATAAAAACAATGCTAACGAATGTAAATAATGATGCTGAAAATAAAAGGGATTACATTGTTAGACTAAAAAACTTGGAAGTAGTTGAAAACGAACATGACTATTTTCCAGCTTTAAAATATGAAGATTATCAAACAAGATTAACTGATAATTCTGTTTTAAATTTAGCTAATAGATTAGGAATGGGTACATCTTACATTTCAAAATGTATGCCATTTCAAAGTCTTGTTTCTTATAATTTAAACCACTGGATTAGAAATAATAAAGATAAAGGTTTAATGTTAAGAAATAATCAAGATAAAACTAGAGCAATACTTTCTGATCGTTATAAAAGAATAGATTGTAAAGACGTTGCTAATTCTACTCTTGATAGATTAATGGATATGGGTGCTGAATTAAAGTATTCATACTATGATGGCGATGACATGAACATTACTGCTGTTCTTCCAAAATTAGAGGGAGAAGTAGTAAAAGGAGATATTGTTCAAGGTGGTATCACTATTACAAATTCTGAAATAGGTAATGGCTCATTAATTATTAAGCCATTTATTTATAGATTAGTTTGTACTAATGGTATGGTTGCTCCTACTTATCTAAATCAGTTTTATGCTAAGCACGTTGGTAAAATGCTTATTAATACTGAAGATGATGAGCAGTGGAAATCTATTGTTGAAAAAATGCAACAACAATTAGAGTTAGTTAGTAATCCTGAGGTTTTCCAAGAAAATCTTATGAGATTGCAACAAGCTACTGATGAAACAATTACTTCTCATGGTATTGTTCAATTAGCTAAAAAACAGGGTGTATCAGATGATGAACGTGCTGGTATTTTTGAAAGGCTAAATCACTATTTAGGTGAGGAGTTTGCTGTTTCAAAATATGAATTAGCTAATGCAGTAACTAATCTAGCAAATGATGAAAATAAATCAGATCAAAGAGCAAGGTTTTTGCAAGAACTAGGTGGTATGATTATTTTCTCTAATAATCCAGCAAGAGCTAGAATATAAATCAATCGCTGGGGTGTAAAAGCCCCAGCATAACTAAAAGGTAAATATGATAATATTAGGCAAACCAATACATAGAAAATATGTAAAGGCTTATTTAATAACTTTAATATCAATAATAATAATCGGAGGTACAATAATATGTCTATAATTAATTTTAGAAGTGACTTAAAAGATTTAACTAAAAGAGCTGAAATATCTGCTAAGTTGCAAGTGTATTATAAATTAATTGAGCATTTAAATTTTAAAGTAATTGAAACTACTAAAGAATTAAATCAGCTTAATTTGAAGGAGTCTAAAAATGAAAATAAATAAAATAGCACAAACAGATGCAATTAAAGATAGAAGAATGGATATTATAAATCGTATTTCTAAAAGACGTCATTGGACTTTTAGCGACATGAATCCATATTTTGTCGAGGTTTATGAAATAATGCCAAAAATTAAAGAGGCACTATCTTATAGAAGTTATAAAAAACAATTAAAAGTAGAAAAGGAGAAATATGAAAAAATTGCTATGTATAATTTTGTTCGTACAAGGCTGTGCGTATAATCCTGTAATTGATACTGCGGGACGTAGTGGTACTTTCAATGAAGATAAAGCTAAAGAAATAACAAACGATTTGCAACATTGTAAAATGGTTGCAGATTCTAATACTACTTTTTTTAGTAATATTATTTTCTGGTTTGAAAGTCCTACTGCTGATACTAAACATGAATCTATTTATAGAAAGTGTTTAAGTAATCGTGGTCATTCAGTATTAAATTAGAAAGGATACTATGAACAAACTAATAAAATCTGATTATATGATTAAAGGCATGGTAGAAGATTTTAAAAAGAAACCTAATGCTAAATTGTTTAATCAAATTATAGGTCTTAAATTTAAACATATAAGACTTGAAAAAGATATTACTGCAGAAGCAGTAGTAGAAGACAATAAAATATACTTTAATTCAATTTTTGATTTATATAAATTTGAAAAAGGTATAAAAACTGATGTGTCTAAATTGTTTTGTCTTACTAAATATTATAAGTATGACATTACACAATTATTAGAACGTCTTAACTAGGAGGTATGATGTATATAAAACATCAATTAAAAAATGGTCTTACCTTAGACTTTGATGATGACAAACATGTTTATTATCACGAAGGTAAGAAAGTAGAAAGTGTGACAGGAATATGTGGTAATGGTATTCCTAAACCAGAACTAACAGGTTGGCTAGTTGCTACACCTATTAGAGAAATAAAGGCTCTTATCAATCATAAGCTAGATAGTGGAGAAATAATTGATAGAGTTATGCTTGAAAGAATAATTGACCAAGCCAAAAACAAGACAGAAGAAATTAAAAAAGATGCTGGACTTGTTGGAACAGTTGTTCATGGTTTGATTGAGGACTTTCTAAAAGGTAAAAAAATTCCAAACCAATCTGATGAAAAGGTTAAAAATTGTTTTAATCTATTCTTAAATTGGTGGAATACTCAAGAGTATAAAGTTGTAGAATTAGAGAAAAAAATCTACTCTAAAAAATACAATTACGCAGGTACTCTTGATCTTGTTTTAGAAGATAAGCAAGGTAATTTAATTCTTGCTGATATTAAGACAAGTAATCATATATCGTTTGACTATACATTACAGTTAAATGCTTATAAGAATGCGTATGAGGAAGAAACTAAATCCAAAATTTCTAAAGGGTTAATTATTAGATTACCCAAAAAAGATGGAAAGATTGAGGTTAAGGAACTTCCTTTAAATAAACAAATGTTTAATGCTTTTCTAGGTGCTATGCATATTTGTATAGCTAAAGAATTGCATAAACAAAAATAAAAACATGAAACAAAAAAGGATAAAACATGTCAATACAAAAACAAAGCCTACCATTTTGTGGGCTTAATTTAAAAATGTATTCAACTGGAAAACAAGCTCCAGCTTTTGAATACCAAGCATCATCAACAAAAGCTAAGTTTCAATGCAGTTTAACAAAAAAGCTGTATGATCTTACTGAAATTAATCAGTGGATTAACTCTCCAGAGGTACAAAGATACGTACAAGCTGGTTATGTTTTGAAATGGGGTAGCAAAATACAACAGGGTAAAGCTAGTCAATACTCAAATGGTATGGAATTAGCAATTACCTGTTATATGGTAAAGCCATATAATCAAAGTGGATATGCTAATAACAAACCTCAACAACAATACTACCAACAAGTAAATCAAGGTTATCATTTAACTGATGATAAATTGCCAGAAAGTCCAAGACAAGAAATAGACTGGGCAAAAGAAAGTCCTACTGATTTTAACCCAGATCAGTATGAACGAGAACTTGGTTAATGAGTGAGCCAAAGTATATAGAAATAAGACCAAAGACTTTTGATCCTCATAGAATTTTAGCTTATGTTGATGCGTTGGATAAACGATTAGTAAAAGCTGAAATTGAATATGATGAAGTAAAAGATCAGGTTAATGAAGTTTTTGATTTTGTTGTTAATGAAAAAATGACAAATGATTCTATTTCTGTATCTCTTGCTAAAGTTAAAGCAACTAATGATGAAAGGTATATGAAAGTTAAAAAAGAACTTTCTGATAAAAAAAAATTATATCTTTATTCAAAGGTTGAGGCTAAAAATGGTCATAGTTATTGTGATCATTTAAAACAACAGTCTATTAATAATTTAGCAATAGAAAAACTTACAAAATAATATTGTGGGGGAGAAATCCCCCATGGTTAATGTCTTATAATATCTAAATGTTTTAAATCAGTATCTTCGTGTATTCCTGTATAAGTATATTCATAATCAATTAATTCTATATCATGCCTCTTTTTTATTTCAGCAATCATTTCATTTACTTTTGGAAAGTTAGGATAAATATCTATAAATCTAAAACAAACATAGCTACCATAAGGATTTGATGGAGCCTCTAATTGTAATTCCAAACTTGTGATAACTGCATCTACTTTAATCTTTTCCATTCAGCATGGTACTATTTTTTTCTCATGATGTCAGCACCCTTTAATCCATAAATTGCTGAAACAACTCCGATAAAAATTGCTTGATACCAATATGGTAAATTTGAAAAATATTCAAAGAATGTATCTAGTTTATTACGAATTTCAGGATCGTCAGAAAACACAGACCACCCCAATAGCAAAATAGGAATAGATACGAGAATAAGCACAAATTCGTCTTTGTACCCATTGTCATTACTTTCAATAACTTTTGCTTTATACTCAATTTCGCCTTTCGCCATTTGCTCAGCATGACGCATTTGAGCATCTGACATTAACTGTTTTGTAATTTGTTTGTTTTGGTAAATTTTACCAGCAGTTTTTACACCTAAAGATAATAAATTCAACCACATTTTATTCTTTCTTTAATAATTCTATTTGCATATCAATTACATGCTTTGCTTTTTCTAAATCTTTAATTTGATCTTTTTTGTCTTTCCATTTTTTGTTGTATCTTGATATGTATTTTACAACATGAGTTTGACAAGCATTAAACTCATTTGCCATAGAATACTCCAAAGGCTGTATTTTAAGGCTCTTGTAGTGATTTCCTTGCACCTGTTCAGAAAATGCTGAATTATCGTTCTGCGTGGCTCTATGGCTCTTTAAAAGGGTGTTTTTTAACTTGTTTGAGGTCATACTATCTTTCCTATCCATTTTCCTGTTTTATCTAATACCATTGGAAGTAATCGTGGTACTCCATTTAGGATTATACCACAACCTAATATAAATCTAGTTTTAAAATTTTTTGCATACGAAAAAGCCATGGACTTCTGGTCTATCAAACAGCCAACGTTCATCCCAAAGAACAAATTATCAGGATTAGCCCACCAAGATACCACAAACTTCGTATGGTAATGCCCTTGCACAGCACTCATGCCCATTGTTTGAGATACTTTTAGTATATCTGCACTGCGACCATGTGTGAAAAAACAACGTTGTCCATTTGACATTGTTAAAGTTAAATCATCAATCCATTTCCATTTTTTAGTACCTAAGAAATCTCCATAGTCTTTTAAAAATTCTTTACTCATTCCATATTTCAAAGCTCTACGATAAACTAAGCTAGAATGGTTTGAATCTACTTCTGTCATATCTGGGAATATATCTTCTAGTTCTCTTATATAAATTCTTGCTTGTTTTAATTCATGTCCAGCAGAATATAAATCAGGATTGTGTTCGTGCATTGAGATTGCATGAAAATCTAACAAGTCGCCTATATTAATTATTGTATCTGGTTTAAATTCTTTTTTGATTTCTTTTAAAAACTTAATTGAATCTGGGTGATGATAAGGCACATGCATATCAGATATAACAAGAATTTTTTTGTGCATATTCAATTTGTTGTTGTATATTATTTAGATAAAAAGTAAAGCACTTGACCTAAAAATATTAAAGCTATTGCTCCAACTCCATAAACTATTTTATTTGTCATTGAATCAAATTTAGTATCAAGTTTATCATTAATTTTTTCTATGTCTTCATGCATGTGTGCAAGATGATTATTCTTGATTGTTAAAATATCTTTTTTTAATCCTGTGATATGACCATACAACGCAATAATATGTTCGCCAGTTGTTCTAGGTCTTTTAGTCATTAGCTTTGTACTATTTTCTCTAAGATTAATTCAAATCCACCAGATATAGAACTTGTTGCTGAAGATTTTGCTCTCATTTCAATATCTGTTTTAGCTCGTATAATTTCTGGTACATGAAAATTTTTTTCAGTAAATCCACCTCTTGTAGTTACAAATGATCTAGTATTCCAAGAGTTTCCATTATCAAGTTCTTTAATTCTAAATTTAATTTCATTTTCTAAATCTTTTGAACTACCTACATCTAATTGAACTAAATAAGCCTGAAAAAATCTTGGAACTGTATAAACAGCCATTAATGTTTGACCATATGTGGGTTGGATTTGTGCTACAGTTGTTGATGATACAGTTATTGTAATTGTACCAACATTTGTATCTCCTGTATTAGCATTAATCATTCTTGCTCTGAATACTCTTATAAAAGAAGTTGTTGATGCAGAACCACCTATTGTGATTGTTTCTGTTGCTAGATCGTAATTAGAATCTAATCCTACAATTTCTACTGTTCCATTATTATCTGAGCCTGTATTAGATGAAGTTGCAGTTGCAGTACTAGGAGAAGTTATAAAAGTATAATCTCCCCCACCGTCCCAGATTGTTTCAAATGATGAGCCTACTGAACCGTTATATCCAAATTTTTGTATGGCTTGGAAATTATTTACATCTCCTCTTTGTACGGATAAGCCAAATGGTATATTATAAACATCACTAATCATTTTTTCTTTCTCGGTTTGTATTTTTTAATAGCTTTAGAAATAAAGATGTTCTTATAAAGACTTACTTTCTTTCCAAACTTTTTATCAGCTTGTCTTTTAGCTGATTTATATGCTTTTCCTTTTTTATTAAAAGATTTTGGTTTCCCTAATCCTTTAGGTCTAGGTTTAGCATATATTGGTTTAGCTTTCATTACTTTTTCTTCTTCTTTTTTTTCTTTTTCTTTTTGTATTTAAACTTGTTTATCATTTCTGATAAAGTTGCTGTAGTAGTAAATCCACTCATTTCTTTCTTTTCCTTTTTACTGCTCTAGCTACCGACAATGCGATAGCTACAGCTTGTGATCTTTTCTTACCAGCTTTTAATTCTCTTTTAATATTTTTAGAGATAGATTTAGCTGAATATCCCTTTACTAAAGGCATTATTTTTTCTTCTTTTTCTTGTTCATCATTTTAGATTTTTTAGGTGGTCTTCCTTTTTTTG